CAGGTAGCGCAGCTTGACCACTGCTCCTTGGTCTGGACACCGATCGCTCAGCCGAGTTACTGCGTAATCAACACGCTGCGCTGTCTCGTCGGTGATATGCGGTGAACTGACAGCGCCGGAGCGCATCATGCGGTAGAAGGGCACCTCTCGGGGATACCCGCGCACCTCGCCTGATTGGTAATACCGCCAGCGAGCCCACTGCTCCAAAAGAATCTGCGTCGCTATCCGGTGATTCGATTCCATACATGCCTCTCGTTGTTGTTGTGCCAGCATCAGCCTCGCCTCTTGTGTTCGCGAATCTGGTGCCCCATGGCCGCCATGATCGCCTTTTTCAATTTGTAATCGGGTGTAGGCATTCCCTTCACGTCCTCGATGACGGTCTGCCCCGCTTCCGTGTAGACAAAATCCGCAACGTAAGTGACCACCCTGCCCTTGGGATAGCGCTCTGACACGATCCGCAGCAGCGCAGAGCCCACCCCCATCAGCGGGAACCGAACCTGCAGCTGTAGATCACTGATCACCCCCGCGGCCTGCATGCGCACCAGGTCGCTGTAGCGCGAGGCTTCCGCACGGCTGTGGAACGTGATGCCGTTCACGATCACTTTGCTGGCGCCGTACTTCGATCGCTTGCGGCCGGTCTTCATGTGTTTTTGCTCTTTTCAGCAAACCTTCTGCGCTCAAGCTCTCGCTTTTTATCCACTTTCGGAAGGCGCTTGCCCGCTACATCCTCGGGCAATATTCCAACCCGACAGTGCGGGCAGCAGGGCGCATATTTTGTTGAGCGCCAGTAGTCGTCCATTGTCTTTGCTGCGCGGCTTCTAGCCCGGAATGCCTCGACCTCTTGTAGTGCGGTTTCTCGCCGCTCTAGTTTTTTCACGGCAACATCGAAAAACTCAACGATCATCACAAACGCGTCGAATGGGTCAACTTCGGACTCGCAGTCGCTGCACCAAATGCGCCGCTCGTGCGTGTCGTACGCTGTTTGTCGGTGGCGGCATGACGATTTCGGGCGGCGCGTGAGGCCGCGAGCTATACGCAGATCCTCAATTTGAACCACCTTCACGCCGTACAGGTAATCCTGCGGCTCTATTGGCGCATCGCTCATAGCATCACGCCAGGCTGCATTGACGCGATCAGTTCATCCAGCCACTTCGCCGCGGCCTCGAGGTCGCTCGGCTGTCCCCGACAATTCCAAAACGCAATGTGGCGAATCACCCCCGCGCGCGGATTGGTAATGCCGTTCGCAGTGATAAACCTGTCGACGTCGAGCGAGTGGCTCCACCAGGCGCCAACCTTGCAGAACATGCGAACCTGAAACAGCATGCGGCGATACAGCGAGGCCTCTTCGATGAACTGGATGTAGTGCCGGGCCTTCAGCAGATCCTGCAGGCCGTCCTTGTCGCGCAGCAAATACTTGATCACGTTGCCCTCGGCAAAACCGAGCTGGTTGGCCATGATGAATTCGACGGGCTGTATCGGCAGTGATTTGTAATGGCTGCCGGCAATCTGCTTATCAAATGCGCTCACAACATTGCCCTCACCTGTTCCAGCAAATCCAACTCCCGCCCGTGCTTCAGCTGCCAGGTCTCCGGGTGCTTGTGAAAACCATCCTGCCCCTGCGCGCTATGATGGTGGAAGCACAGCGGTATCGTTTCGAAGTGGCTTGCTCGTTGGGACATGCCCGTTCCTGTTGTTATGTGGTGAATCTCTGCCGGCGTGTCGTCGTAGCCCAGGTTCTTGCAGGCGATGCAACCGAGCTCGGCAACGCGGCGCATGTGGTCACGTTCCGCTTTGGTCGCTGGCTTCTTGGCCACCGGTTGCCCTCGCTCTGCGGATTTCGACAGATTTGTCAGCATCCTTTTCGGCCCGGATCGGTGACGCGCCGCTGATGATCGCCGCGACAAAGACCTGGTCCCAAAAATGTCTATCCTCATAATCCTGCAGTTGCCCGTAATTCTGGACCGGCGGCATCAAAAATTTTGAAAAAGACATCAGCGCAGATTCCGCAACGGAAACGGCGCAATCCCGAAACCAAACTCATCCCGGTCTCCAATGTGGCTTGGCACCTCCTGAATCTCGCCGCCCTTGTCCAGGTATTCCGCCACATGGTCTGCAATGGCTGCTCTCTGCGCCTTGTCGTAAGTCATCGCCATGGGAGCGTTCATCGCCGCATCGATGTTCTTGATCTCATCACGAGCAGAGTTGATCTGAGCCTGAATCCCTTGAGCTTGGTACTGAGCTTGAGGGTTCTGACGACCCGATAGCGCGATAGCCGCGTTCCGCTCTGCGATGTCACTACGGAGCTGGAGATTGGCTGCCGCGTTCTGGGCTGCGAGCATCTTGAACATGTCGCCGACTCCGCTTCCCTTGTTCTGGGAAGAGATCTGCTTTTCTTCAAGACGCATGAGCATTTCCATTGCGCCCTTCGGAACCTTCGCGCGACCCGTGTACGGGTCAACGTATCCCCCGAGCCTTCTCGCGAGAGACTCCAGATCCATGGCGGGATCTCGGCTTGCCTCGACGAAAGTATCGACGACGTTTTGCGCGACCTTATTCACGGCAGCGGTGTTGGGCTTTTTCTCTCCGGACTTAATCAAGTCCTGAAGGTGCTCCTCTACGAGAGCATTTTTGGTCTCAAGTTTAGATCTTTCGAGCATGCTGTTTGCTTGAGGAGAGGTGGCCATGAGATCGGTTGCCCGATTCATCATCTGCTGTAGTCCGCGTCCTGGCAGCTCGGAGCCAGCCTGGTAATCTCCGTAAACCGCAGGAGGCGACTTGGGCGCCGGAGAAGTTAGTACTGTGGGGGGAAGGTCGATCACGGATTTAGTTCCAACTCTCAGGTCTTGGTTTCTTGGGCCACCACCAGAGAGGTTTGCGGAGTTTAGTCCCTGCATCCCAGCTCTGAGCATTCGACTGAGGAAACCGGGTTGTTCTCCCGTACTCTCAGTTGGCGCCATCGCCATACCAGGAGAACGATTTCCACCAAAGCCATTTCCTTGAGCCGGCAGGGCCGACTCAAAATTACCTTCAAGCTCTGCCTGTGGGGACGACGGAAGACTTGGGTAGCCAGACGAGCCAGTCGAAGCTCCGGGAGCCGAGACGCTAGAAGGGCCACGACCGCCACCCATGTACATAGGTTGAGGGCGCTGAGGCATTTGCGGATTCGGATTGTAGGGAGCGGGCATGCGGAGAGGATTCGCCTCTTCAATGGGAGGACGTTGAGGATCGACGTAGCGACCAGCGATCTCCGGGATCATGTCCTCGAAGAGTCCGGGATATAGGTCCTGGTTATAGGACCTGCCACCGAACTTCGATTCCGCCTCACGAGTCATAATCTCATTCTGGAATGCTTGTTGCTGGGCCTTCAGAGCTGCCTGCTCTTGGTACTGACGAAGGGCCAATTGGTCCTTGTACCCCTGCGCCAGGAGGTTCGAGTAGTTGTTGAACCCAGACGCAATGTCGTAACCTTGAAAGCCCATGTAGCTTCTCCTTAGCGGAACATCCCACCGATGATGGGATGAAGTCCGGTCGGTGCAATCGTGTCATGAACCGAGAGCCCGCGCGGCAGCCCCAGGTAAACACCATAGCTCATTCCATCGAGATTAATATCGGACTCCGTGTAGGAGTAGCTTGCCGGGAAACTCTCGGGAGCGTCGTTCGAGTAGCCGAGCTGACCGCGAACATGAACCTCTCCCTCATTTCCCTCGTAGGGGTCCGAGATGTGCTCTGCTTCCGATTCCTTCTCAGGTCGATCACTCATGAGATCCTGGTCGTCTTCATCAGATTCGGAACCTTCCTCCGGGAGGTATTTTCCAAAATCGTTTGAGTCGGACTCAGAACCCATCATGGAGATGAGTTTCATGAAGTCACTGTGGAAGGTGCTCATGTTCTGGATGTGAGCTGCGATCAGTCTTTCTTTAACGTCCATGCTTATCCCCTCGTTGATCAGTAGCGATAGTTCACTGCACTGCCAGAACCACGGTCAGGCCCATTGAACCCCCACGCGGTGGAGGCGCTTCCGCCTGCCCCGATAGTAGTCGTGGAACTGTTTCCTGGAGCTGTCGGATTCATCTGGGTCCACTGTCCATTATTGTTGTAAACGGACGGCCCCCCTGGAGAGTTGTGCCCCGTGTAGTATCCGCCGACCTGATACAGTTGAGCGCCAGTCCATGGGTTCACGGCTTGTTGGGTGTAGAAGTCTCCAGCATGATTCATGTTGGCACTGTTGTAAGCGTCTGCTGCCGATTGAACTGCTGTGCCAATTCCTCCGAACATAGATCCAGGAATTCCGCTCGTATCCATAGGTTGGAAGTTGTTTACGGGAGCCCCACTCAGTAGCTGACCAGAACCCAATACGCTCGGGTCCATGCCCTGCTGAATTGCCCATGGAGTGTAGATCCCAGTGATGGGGTCTACGAGGTTCGGGCTCGCCTTCGCGTGCATTTGGTAGTCGTTATAAAACTGCTTTTGCATGTAGCTCGAGAGGCCCGGATCAATGCCCTGCATCTGGGCGCCGTAGTACTTTTGAGCCCAATCCGGGAGCTGCTGGTAGCTGCTCGGAGGTTTTGCGATCTGCGCTCCGCCCTGAGGCTGACCCGACTGCGCGTAGCTCATGGGTTGCCCCACGTACTGTGAGCCCGAAGCCCCATATCCAATGTCTTGGAAGTAGGGGTCGGAGTAAGGCTGGTAGCCCTGCGAAGTCAGGTAGGCCATTAGTAGAGCCTCGTGTTCACGCCGAGCGTGTACTGGGGCTGGTAGGCGGGAGCTTGAGGCGTCTGCATGGACGCGAGAGGGTTGTAGCTTGCGTACGGGTTGTTCCCGTAGATCGACTCAAGCGCATTTTGGTTTTGCATGTTCCCAATGGCGTTCATGCCGGAGTTAAATCCACCGGACCAGAATTGGTTGCCTGCCGTCTGCTCAGCCTGTGCGTTTTGGTTCTGCCCACGCATAGCTCCCATGACATCCTGGAGCCCTGCTCTCGTGTCTTGGAACTGCTGTTGGTGAAGGCCCTGGACGTTTGCCATGAGGCCGAGCTGTTCCTTGTAGGCGCGCTCTGCGATCTGTGCGCGAAGACGCCCCTCAAGGTCGGCTTGCTGAGCGACACCCGTGGACGAGCCGAGAGTGCCGCGCCAGGACTGTTGGGCCCCTAGGTTCGATTGAGCGTCGTTCAAGCCATACTGTTCCTGAGCCGTCATGCCTGCACGGCGCGAGTTGAGTGCGCGTTGAGCAGCCTGGATCTGGAAGTCGTTTTGCTGGATGCGTGCCCAGAGTTCGGGGTTGTCACGAGCGAGGTTGATGTCCGAGAACATCGGGCTCTGGAGTTCTTCGTCGTCTCCACCAAGGAGGCCGCCCAGGAAGCCAACACCAGCCCCGATTCCCCCTCCAACGAGAGTGCCGATTCCAGGAACAATCGTGCCAACTCCGGCCCCGATTTGGGCTCCATAGCCTGCGCCACCAAGACCCTTTTGCCATTTATTAGCCAAGGTTCACCCCCACGAGCACGCCCTCGATCTTCTCTTTCCTCTTCGGTTGAGGCTTGAGAAGCATGAGCTTCTTAAAGTCATTTTCTATGAGAAAGCTCTTACCCGCAAGGAACATAGCTTTGACGAAGCGAAACTTGCGAAAGCCCCTACGAATGAAGAACCCCTCGGCTCTGAACGTCGCAACTGGCTCATGGTTTAGGTTGTAGCCCCAGCTCATCCCAACGAGTTTCCTTCCATGGAAGCCAAGGAAGCAGACGAAGTTCGGATCAGCAAAGCGGTAGAGCCAAGCCTCGAAGTGTTTCTTGTGGGCTGAGTTGTCTTTTCCGGTGTCGGCTAGCCACTCAGCGTAAGCCTGCGTCAAAAAATAGGCATGCCCAACGGTAGCTCGGATAACTCTCACGTAATCTTGCGCCTCTTTAGTACCTTGAAGAGAAGGGAAATGTCGTAGATCGACACCGGAGCATCGCTTGTGTTTGCGATCTCAAGAGTCGTAATCCGACTCATGATGCGCTCTGTGACCCACTTTTGGAGGATCTTCTTGAAGGCAGACCCAACGAGAGTTGCTGGGATGGTCATGCTAAACGACGTGGCTCCATCATAGGTGCCGTCCTCAGTCTTAATCGTGGCAATGAAGTTCTCGTTCTGAGCGATCTTCACTGCGAGGTAGATCCTATTGAGGAGCTTCCTCATGTGATCTGCCTTAAGACCAAGACGCGTGATAGAGATGAAGTGCTCGATGTCTTGGCCTAGGAAGGTTCCAAGCCCCTCTACGTCACGAAGGTTGATGGAGCTTGTTCCAGTGGAGAACCGGAGGTCGCGGTTTTCCTCAGCGCCCTCCTCCCAGATCTTCGCCACAACCATGTCCTGGTAATTCGCGTCCGTGATGTCGTGAGGGCCCGTCCAGTAGCGCTTAAGATTCCCTCCGCTCTGGATCATCTTGCACCAGATCTCGCGGTCATAGACTACCGAGAGGATTCCAGGGTCAGAGGGGTAGGCGATCTTCAGGTGGTCCTCATGCCAGACGGCCTTCATGCGCTTCTTCTGAGCTGAGGTCATTCCGAGGATGATGTCTTGGATCTCAAATCCAATTGGAACTACGTCGGTCTGAGAGCCGACCAAGTACACGTTGTCGTATCCCACGTAGATGGGTCCGTACTTCGTCTGAGCCACGCACGAGGTGGAGGTGAATCCTACCGAGCGTTCAAGCTGCTGGACGAGTATGTCGGCTGGGTCCGTTTTTCCGTTCCACAGAAAGGCAGAAGTTTCCTTGCCGATTACGAGGAAGGTGTTGAGACCGGAAGTGATGAGGTTCTGCCCATAGATCGCGAACCCCAGAATTGCACTCGTCTCCTCCGAGATAACGCTGAGTTGGTTTCCTGAAGCTCCAAAGTTATTGGGAGCATCGACCTCGGAATAATAAACCTCGCCAGGCGTGTAGTAGTAGTTCTGCGCTCCTCCACCGAGGATGAGACGGTTTTGGTACGCGATGCAGTTCCCAACGATTGGCATAGGTGCTTTTGCGTTCGCTCTAAAGGCTGGCTTAATCACGATCCCGTTTGTGGTGTAGGGAATCGAGTAGCCGTCTGCGAAGAAGAGGAAGTTCCCGAACTGGGTCGAGTTGATCCCGTACGCGGTAGTTGGATAGTTCCCAGGCTCGTAGGGCTGCGAGAAACCGTCCGCATAAAAGGTGAATAGATCAGGAGTTGGCTCAGCACCACCAACGAGGATGAGGTTGTCTTGCGACTTCACGGTAATGGTCCTCATGTCGAGGTTCGGCAGAAGCTCGATTCTCTCCGGGTCTCCTGGACCATCTGAGACGCGTGCGTCGGGCAGGAAGTAGGCGCCGAGCCCGTAGAAGTTCGTTTGAGTGTTCGAGGTCTCGAAAGCTACGGCCTGGCGGCAGTAGATCGCCGAGAGCTGAGGAAGGGCGCCCGAGACATAGGCAGGTTCTTCAAAGGAGTATTCGTAGTTCGGAGAGACCCAGGTGATCTCGTCTGTGTGCGGAGCCATGTTCGAGTTGAGTGGCAGGTCCGTGATCGTGACGCCAGCCACAGCGGTTGCGATTAGAGTTGGTACGGCCTTCCCAGTGGAGCCCGAGACCCAGATGGGGAGCATGTCCGTAGGGGTGAGCCCCATGTAGATCACGACTCGCGTAATGGGGACGACGCCCCCAGGAGGAGGAGGCGTAGCGTTTGAGGCTATGCTTTGGAAGCTTAGAGTGATGCCTGACTTATCGGCAGGCAATGTGTAAGCGAGCAAGTTACTCGTAGCGCCCTGGAGTCTTACGTTGATAGCCGAAGTGCCGATGTAGGGCGCGAGGCCGAAGTAGTAGGTCTTGCCGCCCTGAAGATTCCCGGTTGTAGGGACGCATCTAATCGAGGCAGGGGTCACGGAGTAGAGAGCGTCGAGTCCCGTGGTGTCGGGCTTAGGCAGAATGATGTTCGCCGGGAAGGAACCCTTGAGCCGCGAGAGAGTCCCAGCCCAGATGAAAGAGCCAGCTCCAGGCCCAAAGATCGTCTCGACGTAGTAGTTCACGCAGAAGCAGATCGCAGGCACGTTCGTGGGGAGCGTCGCCGTAGCTCCGTTCACCTCAAACGAGACTCCCGTGTACTCCGTGTAGGTCTCCTGACCTCCCGACAGAACGAATACAACGCGAACCTTGTGGGTCGTGGGAGATCCACCAGAAGTCGAGAACGTGACTCCGGTCGGAGGACTCGGGAACGCAGTAGCTCCCGCAAACCAGGGTGGACGATAGAAGGCGACAAGTCCACGCCCACTCGTGATCGTGAGAGTCGGGTCGTAGTTAGAGGCGTGCCAGTCTTGGTTCAAGTAGAAGAGCCTTGTGGGGTCTCCCTGCATGGTCTGCGTCTCAGCCCTCACTCCACCAAGTCCCCTCAGCTCACCTTCACTAGGAAGGTACATGTTCTGAATGGTTTGGAACTCGTTCTCGGGCGTGACGGTGCCTTCCGAGTAGCGGTTGACGCCCCGGAACTGGTTAATCTCTAGGTCTTGTTCGTTGTCGGTAGACATTAGAAGACTGCTCCGCCCCCACCGCCACGAGTAGGTCTGCGTCCAGGCCTAAAGGCTGGAGTCGCCAGAACCACGGTGGAGTTCGCATCCGTGTCCATGACGTTCTTCTTGGAGGTTCCGAGCTGAGCGCTCGATTCCTGCATCTTGCCCTCTTTCCGGGAATCATCCTGGTACTCGAAGAAGGTCTCGATCAACTTATCAATGAGGTACTTTTGGTCCTGGAAGACGGGGACCGAGTTGTCGGTCGTGGTCCCACTCACATCGATGTCGAGATCCTTTTTGAAGTAGTGGAGCTGGAACGCGTAGCTACCGTTCACGGGGTAGGACTCAAAGACAATCGTCTGGGTGAGGATGTCGATGTAGGCGATTGCGGGCACGCCCGAGTTCGAGGTGTTCTTCACTCGCTCGAACGTCACGGGATCGTAGAGCGCGATCTCGCCTCCGCGTTGTCCATCCGAGAAGATGTAGCAGGTGTCGGATCTGGAGTAGTTCGCGGGCAGAGCGTAGGCCGTAGTGCCCTGAATGAAGTTCGTGACTGAAGTGGCAGTCCTGAGGAAGGGCCAGTTGAAGTCACGAACGGCGCTCTCGAGGATGATCTTGAGCGAGAGCTTGCCCTGAGTCTGGAAGGAGGAGTCTAGCCCCGCCTGTGACAGAGAGTAATCAACCATCTGGATCACGGTAAGGGGCATGGGAGACTCCTTGTAGTTACGCTTTTAGCTTTTTAACTTTCTCCTGCATCTCCTGGAAGAGAGCCTGAGCGATGTTGTTATTGCGAGCACGACGATCTTCGGAGATGAGGAAGTATTTTTCCATCTTCAACCGTTGAGCCTCAGGCGTTTCGTCCTGGAAGAGCGTCACAGAGAAGTCGAGAGTCTCGGCTTCTTCCGTGCGGGCCTGGATGTGAACTACGGAATCGACCTTACGGCGATCCTTGAAGTGAGCAAGGTACAGGTGAGCTGCGCCCAGGACTGCGACGACAATCTCTAGGCTCATTACGCGATCCTCGTGATCTTAGGCGTCCCGCCCTTGATAATTTGGATCATGTTGTCGGTGAAGTGCCCGACCTTCATCTCACCCTCAAGAGCCTTGATGTCTTGGCCGTAGAGCGTGCCTCCGAGCGACTCGGTAACGCGCACTTTCCCGGGACCGTACTGGATGCCGTTCACGAAATGAGCGAAACGAAGATTGAACTCAACCTTCGGCTCTTCCTTTGCCTTAGCTGCTGCGGTTTCTTCTTCCTTTAGGAGGAACTCGACGACCTTCTTCTTCTGGTCCTCAGTCATTTCGACTGAGACTTTGGTCTCTTCGACCTTCGTGTCGGTAGCTTTATCTTTTGCCATTTGGTTATCGATGCTCCTCTTAAAGAAGGGGAGCCTTACGGCCCCCCAATTTGCCTATCAGCCGAATGCGGAGAGGGACTCCAGACGCGTACCGAAGGACTGGTTACAGATCACAGCCTTGAACATGAACTTCCAGCCTGCCTTCCGACGCTGAACGAGCGGATCGGAATCCGACGCTTGAGCGGGGGTGACGTAGGTTTGGAGCTTCTGCAAGTCGATGACCGTGTAGAACTCTTTGCCCATGATCCACGAGAAGTGAACCTTCTTCATGTTTGCCGGGATGTCGGTTCCAACGATGCTTGCGCCCGAGACGGGCGGAGCAAGGACTTCAAACGCAGTGCTAGCTGCGATGTAGTCGGTGCCTGCGGTCGTCTCAACGCCTTGGTACATCACGTCGACGGCAGCACCGGCAGCAAGACCAACGAAGATCTTGAAGAGGTAGTTGCCTGCGGGCGTGGTGCCCGTGAGCTTATCCGACGCTGCGAACACGATGCCTTGGTTTTGGCTAAGGCCGACCAAGAACTTCGTGTTGATGTCGTAGAAGGCCGTGGTGATACGGTAGGTATCAGCCGCGAACGATCCACCGGCAGGGGTCGTGTAGCTCTGAGCTGCTTGACCGATCAGGACCGGGATCAAGTTCGAGCGCATCCAACGAACACCCATCCACTGACCAATCTCGCCGTTCTGGAGAACTTTGATGTTGGAGTAGCTGGCGGCCGTCTGGAAGGTCGAGTCCTTGGAGATGTCCATCTCAACGAACGGGTCCACAACGCCCATGTACGACGAGCTGTCGTAGTCGACGGCACCGTAGGACCGGAGACCCGAGAGGGCCACGCGGATCATGTCGGTGGTCACAACGTCAGTCGTGGTGCTGGAGAGCGAACTGCGGGCCGTGATGGTGTTGGGGAAGGTCACGTTCGTGCCATTCAAGAGCACGTTGATGATTTCCCGGTCCATCGTCTCAGCGGCTTGGTAGCCCATGAGGTCGATAGCCTTCACCATGACGGGGTGTTTGATCGTGAGCTGAGCCACGTCAGACAGGTTTACGTATGCGCCCCACTGCTCGCACGTCGCTTGGACGACGGAGATGGAGACATCCGTATTGGAGGGCGTAACACCTTCAGTGAGCGAATTCGCCGGGAGGGGAAGACGGTCATAGCGGGTGTACTGGAAAGTCTTCGAGTTCGCCGAGGGCAGCACTGCCTTATCGCCGAGTTGTTGGAAGACGACTTGTTTCTTTGCGATCATGAGCGTCTTCTCTGCGATGAAGGTGACTGCATCGTTAGAGAAGTTGCTAAAAGTTTGAACTGCCATTTATCCCCCTGGATATATGCAGACTCAGAATTCCTGGTCTGCGAGCCTTGCTTCGAGTTCTTCGAGCGACTCAGAACGATTAGAGGGGGCCAAGCCTCCGCTGATCGTAGCTGCGGCTCGCGTACTGGAAGAAGGAACCGCGCTCGTTTGCGGGGCCTCCGCGATGGGGTTGGGAGCTGGAGCACGCTTCTTAGAGACTGCTTCTTCCCCCTTAAGGTACTTGAAGATGCTTTCTCTAGTGTGTCCATGGACGCCTTGCCTACGCAGCCGATCAAGCTCTTGCTCAACCTGAGGGAGGACATTAGCGCCATCATCTCCGAACTTTCTCGCAAACCGTTCTCGGTCGAGTTCTTCGTTCATCATGAAGAGACCAGCGGATTGCTGCTGGAGTTTCATTTCCTGGGCCTTCAGCAGAGCGTAGTGCTCAGGATTTTCCTCACGCAGACGACGAAGTGCAGGCGGGTCTTCCGGGGGACGCTGGTTTTGAACCGGCGCGATCCTTTGGACGAGACCAGACAGAGCTTCGATCTGAGCTTGGGCTCTTCGATTCTGTTCAATCAACTCATCAAGACGGTATTTCGGTACGGTTGCCTCTGCTGGCGCGGCAGAATTATCGCCATTGGGATCACTCAAAGATCACTCCCCCCGTTGTCGTCACGGTTTACGCCCCGGTGTTTTACGTGTCGGAGCCACTCACTTCAGTGTGAGGGGGATTTTTAGAATGCGCAAGAGGGAGCTATTTTTTGGCGGGCTCAAGCTCAAATGCGCTGAGGTAGTTCACGCATTTTAGGACGCCTTGCATGACGCCTTGCTGGCGGAAGACCTGGGTTGCGTCGGAGACTTGAGCGGAGCCCATCATGGCGGACTCAAGAGAGTAGGCCCATTCAAGGCGCTTCTTCACGACCCGCATGAGTTCGGATCTGGATTGTTCCTGGAGGAATTGAAGCTCTTCTTTAGTGAGGGCGTTTGCGAGTGCCATGTCTTCTCCCGAAATTAATAATCCCCGGTCAGTGTCACCTAGCCGGGGGCTAGGGTGAAAGATGGAACGAGACTAAAAACTCCCCCAGCCTCGTCCCGCCCCGACACTTGGGGCGCTTCTGCCTAAATATTGGGCTCTGCTCCCCTCATACCCTGAAAGACCTGAGCATCCGAGCCCGGATTTTGGGTCTGGGATCTATTTCCAGGTCCCGCTTGCATGGGTTGGGGCTGAGCTTCTTCGCCCATGGTCATTTTCTGAGCTGCGATCTCGGCTTGTTGGGCCATGAGTTTGTCGCGGGCTTGCTTTTGGAGGCGGTGTTTTTCCATGTGGCGCATGTACTGGACGCGACGCTTGAGGGATTTTGCTTCATTGAAGCCCTGCTCGTGGACGGGCATGTGTTCCTCGAACACATCGCCTGCGTTCACCTCGACTTCCTGCTCGTCATCGAGGGCTAGGTTCTCGGCCTCGGGGTCGACCGTGTACTTCGCGCGCTCCGAGGGGAAGATCTCGTAGAGGTCGTTCATCTCGAAGGATTCTTTTGCGACGCGCTGGAAGAGGAGAGGGAGATCGACCTGGCCTGGCATTTGGGCGTTCATCTGAACGGCCAAATTGAAGAAGCTTAGGAGCTGTTGGCCACGCACTGCGGTTTTCTGCGCGACGCTCGATCCCTTCCAGACCCAATCGACATCACCGACGAGATCCTCTGGGCTCACGTCTTGCATGATCCACTCACCTTCAGCCGCGCCTTGGATTCTGATCTGGTAGGCGTCTTGTTGGAACTGTTGGAGCATGGAGTGGGTCATCTTGCACATGGGAATGAGGAGATCGGTCTCATCGCTCCGGATCATGTTGCGAAGGTTCTGTGAGATCTCGGAGCCGACGAGGTTTGCGGCAGTGGCGTTACGGACCTTACCCTGGAGTTGAGGCGCGAGACTTGGCGAGTTGTCGGAGAACTGTTGGAGCATGCTGCGCACTTGGTTCATTCCACTGAAGCCAGAGGGAGAAATGTCCGGGAAGGCTTTCATCTCGACCGAGGCGGGGTTAGCCCACCACTTCGCACCGGGCTGAAGACGGAATCCGTTCACGTCACTTCCATAGCCAGGATCAATGACGGCAATCGGGTTCAGGATGAAGTTCAGCGAGTCCATGGTCTGATTGGCGAGATCGTTCATCTGGTATTGGAGCGAGCGGATTCGTTCCGGGAGACTATGCCCATAGGCTTCTGCGATGGGGCCTTTCAAGTAACGACCCATGAGGTAGGGGACTTGTTGGTGCCAGAAGGGATTTCGTTGAACGCGGATGACGGTCTCAAGGTTTGCCAGAGTGATTACGCAGGGGACTCTCTCGCCGCGTTCAATATCGAACATGCACCAGCACTCGGTGAGAAGCACGCCTTCCGTGACCTTACCTGCGACGGTGGTGAGGTTTGAGATGTTCATGCGGATCGCATCGATCCATTGAAGGTCGGAGTATTCCTTTTGAACGGTGCTGACTTTATCGAGGTTTTTGTAGATGTCTTGGGCTTCTAGCTCCCACTTTTGGTGGAAGGTCTCGTCGAAGACGAGGTGAGCGGTGTCGAGTTCGGCGTACTCGGGATAGATGTACCAGTGGAAGAGATCAGAGGGGGTCCACTTCACACCTCGGAAGATGGGGACTTTATGAGCGACGACCTTACCGCCCTTTGCCCTACTGTAGGTGGTGTTGTAGCGCTCCTCGAAGGTGCCTTTCATGGGGACAGTTCCGTAGAGGACCTTCTGTCTTTGGATTCGTTCCATCATGGAGGGGATGGAGTTCTTCACGTCTAGTTCGTATTTGACTGCGGACTGGATCTTCTTGGCGGTATCCATGTCCGTCTTCTTCGTGGGGAAGCAGTTCACGTAGTCGTCGTTTGGGAAGAGGCCTTGCTGGAACTTGGAGACTGAGGTCTCGACCTGGTTATTGAGCTCCGGGATGAAGAGGTTTGCACGCCCGTGATAGATCTGGGCTCCGGTGAGTTGGCAGGCCCAGAGTCTTAGGTCTTCTAGCCATTCTTGTTCCTTACTGGCCCGGTCAGTTTTCGCCTGACGGATCATCTGGGAGACGTGCTGGTAGGCGCGATCCGCGATGTTTTCGATGTCGGCGTAGTTTCTATCGAACTCGGGTTCTTTTTTACGTGCCATATTCGATCCTTCTTCCGGTCCTTGGGTCGATGAAGACGTTCACTTCCATCGTTTCTAGTCTGTGGATGCGCTGACGTTGTTCGATGAAGACGAGACTATAACGCAGTGCGTCTTGAAGATGATCGTAGTAGCCGTCTTTTTCAGGGTCTTCGTCTCCATCAAGACGATGATAACCGCCTTTGAGTCCTTCGATAAGGAGTTTGCAGCGGGGATGAATGATGAAGTTGGAGTTTCCTTGACGGTCTTTGGTGTCGAGGAAGCGTTTGACGGCCTTGATGCCTTCTTGGATGTAGGTGCGGCGGTAGACGGGGAAGATGCGCTTCTCGTTTAGGATTTGGATGGAGGTCTTGGGCTTGTCGGTTTTGTCGGCCCCGTGAGGGTCGCAGTAGTCGAGGAAGCGGTTGGCGTTTTTGAAGTGGAGATTTTGGTAGGGGATGACGACATCCTCTACGAAGTCGTCGAGGTAGGTGCGTTTGCCCATGAGTTCACCCAGGACGCGCACTTGGCTTCCATCTAGCTGCATGAAGACGCAGGCTGGGTGTTGGTAGCCAAAGTCCCACCCGCGAATGAGGGGGAGCTTGTGGTCGAAGTCGAGTGGGTAGATGTGGTTGCCGCGACTAAACTGCGGGTAGACGGGACGACCTTTGTGGACTTTGCCGAACTGCCCGTAGAGCAACCTTTGAAGCACGTCCGGGGAGTACATTTGCTCAAGTTCTTTGACGTACTCACGAGGCAAGTGCTGCATGTTATCGAAGGTGGTGGATTGGAAGAGGGCGTGGTTCTCGGGCTTCTGGAAGAAGAAGAGCTGGGGAATCCAGTGATCCTCTTCTGTGGGGTTAAGGGCGATGATGGACTGGTAGCGGGGTCTCATTCCGTTACGCAGCTTTTGGC